CCCGTGTTCTATTAATCTGATTAACTCCAAAAGCCATTTCAAACTTTGCCTTAGTGTCAATCAATAGCTTAGGATTACTTAATAGCTCAGTCTTAATAGCATTATACGCCTTTGTTTGTGCTCTTTTGCGGAAATATTCTTTAATGAATGTGAACATGGTTATAGATTTTTTCAAGTTTGTTTTTGATATTCTCGTCAAGTTTTACGGGTGGCTTAAATAGCGGTGGAGGAACAACAGGTTCTGCAACTGGAATACCTGTTTGCTTTGTGAAATATTTACCATCCATAATCAAACCCCCTTTATTCATCTCAACAGCCTGTGCAATAATAGCGTTATTTAACTCCATTATTTCAGCATCGTTCTTTAACACTGCTTTAGTTTCAATGGGAATATTAAAGCCTAATGTTCGCATATTGACCATTAATTCATTGTTTACAATATTTGAAATAAACGCCCCGTCTTTGGTCTGCTTGTCTTCCATTGCAATTTCAGCAGGGCTTTTGCCGCCTGAATTCCCAAGCTTGCCAGGTATTGAATCAATAGCATCAGCATGACCTAAAATAATTTTACTGATTTTCTTTTCAAGTCTTAATTCAAAATTATCGTAACTCTTATATCCGGTCCCACCTAATGCAGTTTCAAGAAACTCAATTGCATCTTCAGGATCAATTAGCGACCATCCAGCCGATCCCATCTGCATTATTGATTGTGCAAACTCTTCACGTTCTTTGCCTATTTTGGTTGTTTTTCCAACCCTGTAAGGCTGTGCAAACAATTCTACAAAATCACCGTTAAAACCTAAAATGTTTCTGAGAAATATCTCATATAAAGCAACCTTATAAAGTAGTCCGTATCCACTTTTAGAAGTTCCTATATCGTTGTAGGTTTTAATATAAACATGCCAATCCTTGTATGGCTCTTCCATAAACAAAGCACCCGATATTGAATAAGTAAAGTTTGTTACATTTAATCGGTCGGGCGAAACATTCCACCGTTTAATTATGTCTAAATTGGGAAACTCGTCGTTAATAACATCACCCAAAGAAATAAGCGTATAGCCAAAAAATATCGAATCCAATGAAAAATTAAGAAACTTATTGAACCATTCTTTGTTCTGGCTTTGTCCTTTAACCGTGTCGAGAAATATATCAGTGGTAGCCTGATCTGTTTTGCCATTTTTGTCAACAAATTCCCATTTTCTGAGTAGTGTCAAATCTTTGCGTCTTTCAATGCAGGAAAATACATGGCCGTTATTTATCGTGTCGATATAAAGCCGTTGAGCTTTTACTCGATGTGGAAACCAGGCGTTCTCAGACTCTTGCAATACTTCGCGCCAGCTTTGCACATCCTGTTTTAATCTCTGAAGCTGAACAGGTGCTATATAGTTACGAAGGTCTTTTTTTAGATCGTCCTGTTTTATTGATGTTCTGGCAAATGGATTTAAAGCGTGTAAAAGTTGCTGAAGGTTGTTATCTGCCATTTTAGTAGTTATTGATTAGTTTAACGTTGCCTCCGTAAATGATCCGCGAGCCTTGCGCCGGCTGTAATAACGGAAGCGAAGGTGTAATGTCATTTCCAATTGTTGCGGCCTGTAGCCATCCCAAAGCGCAATAAGTGGGGTATAATATTCTTTGCCCTCTTATCTCTCTGTCTTCCGCATTACCCATGTATTGAATTACTCTCAATTCAGGAACATTGCGAGGCGAAATACGAAGGTGTGCTTTGTAGAGTACAATGTTAATGCAAACTTCAAGCAGTTTCTGATCGCGATTGTCGCCCGGTGTCCAGTATGTTGTATTTGTGATTAATGTTGAAATTGGCACTGAATAAGCAACTCCGGAACTCCAATTGTTATTTACCGGATAGTCAGGAAATACATTTAAAATCTGATTAGTACCGGATTGTCCAATCTGCAAAAGTGCTTCATGATCTAATATTGATGTTGTAATTCTGCATGTGTATATTTTGTCTTTCCAAAATACCTGATCACCAACAGCATAAACTTTTTGATAATTAAATGCTTCATATGGAAACAAAGCATAATAAGTTGAGTATTGAGGACCAATTAACAGCCAATGGCCAACAGTCCACACCTCAGCTACCGTAATTGCAGTTGAACAACTATAAATATTTCCAGACTGTAAGACCTGAACACCCAATGCGTAAGTTGACGTTGCAGAGTATGCAGGAGCATTGAGATAAACAGTTTGCCCGGCTTTGTAGATTTTAGTTTTGTCATGCTGTGCAACCGGTTGAAAAGCCTGGGAAACATCATATTTTTGCTTCAAATAACTAACGCATTCTTCAACAGCCGCCTTTTGAATTGAATCTAAAATTGATTGATTTTCTCCGATAATCTGCTGTAGATTATCTGTTTGGATTTGTTTTGCATAATCTCCGTAGAATATAAAACTGTCCATTTTTTCACATTTTGCGTAAAAGTAAATAATATAAATACAAATATACAAATTTTACCATGAATTTTTAGAATAATTTTTACCGATTAAAGGGGTCGATATTATTCCACCTCTTTGATATTTTAAGTATTCATTATTAAAGGCGCTCACCATCACATAATCGAATAAGTCCGAAAAGTGGCCAACCTTCTGAAATGTCTTTTTTGTAACCGGGTCTGTAGCTGTTTCTTTTAGTTTTGATCCGTCTGGCATTTCTTTGACCGAAATTAAATCATTAATAGTCAGCTTGCAATTTTCGCCAATGATCACCCTGATAGTTTGCTTTTCAAAGATTGTATTAATCCAATTTCCACGCATTACAACCGATGGATTACTGGCTAATACTCTGTTATTAGGCTTGTAATCTTTTAGGTTGTCGAGTATCAACCTATAAAAGTTATACCCCTTTTCAAGCTTCGTATCTTCTTTGTTGGCTGTTGCGTCACCGTAAACAAACAGCCCCGATTTATGACCCTGGTATTTACGGATAAATTCATTACAAACCGACTTAACTGTATTATTTGGTGTTCTACCTGCAATTTCATCTATCATTCGAATTTCAAAACCTTCAATCTGAAATATTCCAAGTGGCAAATAAGGGGACACATTGTCATCCCATGATATGTGTAGTGGTAATTCTGGATTGTATCGCGTTACGTTTACATGATCGTTAACTTCAAAGCTCTTATAAAACTCACCACCCGTTTTTAATTGAACGTCCCAGTTACCCTCAACAAAAACTAAATACTCAAATTTTGGTAAGTTTTTTAAATTGGTTATGTATGCTTCTGGCAGGTATGGATTATCTGTAATCTTTGCCGGTATGTATTTCCATTTAACTGGTAAAATGTCAGCTTTCCACGGGTCGTAAACCAACTCTTTCACCCATCCAAACGTAGGGTTACACGTAGCCAAAATAATCGGCTTAGGCTGATGTTTTGAGTTGGGTATAATCCAGGACCCGCCACGCTCGAATGCCTTATAAAAGGTTTGTTTCTGACACTCGTTAATTTCTTCGAATAGAAAACCATTCACCTCTAATCCCCTCATCCAGTCCATGTCTTTATCGGAAGCGTAATTTTCAGACTTAAAAAGAATCACAGACTTATTGTGATGAATGTATTCGTAGGGTGATTGTTTTAGTTTTCCGTATGGTTCAAGTTTTGAAAATGACGGGATGGTTGTAGTTCTGATCTTTTCCATATCCTCCCTGATCACACACCATCGACTACGCGGGAATATTTCACAGAGAATCAAAAGCGCCGAAAGCCCCCATACTGTTTTACCTCCCCTGATTGCACCTCCATAAAGTATAAAATCGAACTGTTCCGATTCTATGGCTTGCATTGCCTCTGATTGTTTAGGGGTTAATTCTACGTTCATTTTATTTTGTCTCTGCCGTGTGAGTGATTGGCATTTCGTATTTGATTATCAACAGATTGCAAAATTGACATTTTTACGATTTATATCTCTATCTCCTTATCGCCCCACTTGATAATCGTCCTTGTTACCGATAGCTCACCGCTAATTTCGGTTTTAATTGGTAAATTATAACCCATCATTTTATTGATCTGGTCAATAGCTGGTATTTTTGGAAACAGTTTTATCTTAATGTATTTAACGTCAATGTTTTCAGGTTCTCCATTAACAATAAAACTTCTTTGTTCTGTTTTGGTGTCTATGCTTTCGATTGTCGCCTTTTGGTCGTCTGTTAACAACTCAAACTCTTTCAATTCTATCCATGTATTGTGAAGGTGCGCGATATTCGAATAAGCTATTTTTGCAAGTTCTTGAAGGTTTCGAAGTTTGCTTATCCCGCTCTCTTCTTCAAGGTTATTTTTGATAAAGCTGATATACTGCTGAATGTAAGCTTTTGTCAATGTATCACAAGCTATTTGCCTGGCTGAATCTTCACTATATCCGGCATACCTGGCTGACCTTGCGCCATTCCAGTCAATAATATATTGATGACAAAAAACACGCTCTTTTTCGGTTAGTTTAACCCTTAATTCATCTAAAGTATATTGCTTAATTTCCGGCATGTTTTATCATTTAACTTTCAAAAATAACAAATTTCTATTTAAAAACAAAAGGCCTCAAAATTAATTGAAGTCTTAAATGTTATTCAAATAATCAAACTTGGTTATAGAATAGTCAATCCACAACTTGCCTCCAAATGTCAAATATAACCCCTTTGCTTCTTTGTAATACAAGAGAGTAGTTCTTCTTCCATCTTTATATGTAACCATCCATAATGGATAATTAAGAACCGTAGCCATCCACCAATGTTTTATTTTTTTCATAGTCTTAAATATTATTGTAGTTCTATCAGTCGCCAGTGTGTGAATTTTAAATGCTGATCTAAAAAATGTCTCATTCGTTCTTCTGTATGAAGTGTTCCGGTCCAATAATCAACCTCATTTCTGAAATTAATGAACTTGACTATTATTTTCTGATCTAATGGCGGTAATTCTTCTTCAGTCGGAATCCATCTTTGAGCAAATTCAATACCGGCCTTAAACCCTTGTTCGTAAATAGGTCTAAATTCTTTTGTCATCATCGTTGGAAATGTTTCAAATGCACTATTCTTAGCCGCTTGTTCAATTGTTTTCATGTTCTTTTATCTTGGTTTAGGATATCTCCTTTTGCTTTTGTTTTTGCCTCTAAATTGCCGACTTTCATCGTATATAAATGGCTCATTCATGCGAATGTTTTGTATTTCGTATGTTCTGATAGTACGATGGTCTGTAATTGCTAATGGCTTCTGATTGTCAACAATCATAATCATATTATCTTTCATTTCTGGCGTGTAATGAATCATAGGTTTATCGGCTCCTATATGTCCTGTTTTCATGATTAATGTTTTTTCCCTGACTGGCAGGGGTTAAATAGTCTTGTTTTATTACCAGTCTCCACCGTCATTGGTGATGGATATAGTACCAACAAGATTTTCTTGATTAACGGCACCATTTTTAAGATTGGTTTCGCCATCTTCAGGAAATTTCATTACGCACATAGTCCCTGACGCTGAAAATAACCAAAGTTTCTTAGGGCATCTTTTGGCTAATTTGCGAAAATCATCAATCCATTCTGATTCTTTTTTTGTTAGTGGTTTACATTTACTCATCTTTTTTGTGTTTCATCCCCTTGTGGTGATGGTTAAAAATTAAACTTTCTGTAATCTGCTTTGAACATCCTGTGGATATTCTGAATTGGTAAAATCTTTGATATAATAAGTATCTAATTCAAAACCCCATAAAACAACTTGTAAATCCCAATCTTCATTCCAATTGGAAAAGAAAGTGCCATTATTTTTAGTTAAACCAACTCTTAATCGATTATTTGGTTCATCTATTTCTAATACCTCAATCCTACCTGTAAAACACAAAACAGCACCTGTGAATGTTAATCCTACTTTTAGTTTCATCTTATTCATTTTTAAGTTTACTTCATAAATTCATCAAATACCCCAAACAAACAGCACATTACCCAAACAAAAACAACCAACCCGATCAAAACTAAAATTTCCTGTTTGTAATTATAATACATTCTTTTCAGCTTCATTGTTTTGCTGTTGGGTTCTGTTTCTGTTATTCCTGTGTTCATGGTTTCTATTTCGGTTCAGGTAATTCAATACTAAAGTTACTTAACTTCAGTATATTATCCTAATTTAT